AATATCGGTTTCAAGCTTGCGAAGGGCGGCAACCCGATCGCAGGTCTGCAGTGCAAAATCAGTTAACAGGGATACGGCGCGTCGGGCGTCGTTCTCGCTTACTCCCACTTTCCCCATGAAGGCTGCATAACCGAGCGGAGCACGGCTTTGCGTCATGCCCATGGCTGCGACGTAGTCGGTCCCGGTCATCGCGTCGGGCGATGTCTGCGGAGCTGTGCCGCTGAAGTTTTGGCCCTTCGGGAAGTGATATTTTATGGTTGCTTCAAGGCTCATGGTGCTTCGCTCCTCTGCTTAATCAGCTCTCTGGTTTTCTGCCGGTAGTGCGCCGCCAGTTCCTGCAACTCTTCCCGCGTCCACTTCTTCACCGAGTGCGGCCCCATCAGGCGATCGAAAGCAGCCTGCCCGATTTTCTTAATCAGGTTTGGCGTGTAGTTCTCGATGTTGCCGGAGAGGTGCTGGTTACAGGGAACGCACTGCTTATGACAGTTGCTTTCGTCGTAACGGGTGGCCGGTGACGCGCCGCGGGTGCGGTAATGTCCAGCGTCATACTTTCCATCGTGGAATCGTCCGCAGCTGATGCAAGGCGCTTCTGCGTCGCGGGTGCGGATATATTCGTTGAAGGCGGACTGGGCTTGCTTATGGAAGTAACTGAGGGGCTGTACTGCTAACTTGCGGATTTTGGTGTGGCGCTTTTCCTGCTGGGTCTCTTCTCTTCGTCGTCGTTCTGCTTCCTGTATCGCTTTCTGCCGGTCTTTATCCCGCTTGGCCAGTGCGATTACCGTCCCACACTCTGCGCTGCACCACTGCTGATTTTGAAAGGCAGGATTGAACCATTCGCGGCAGTCAGGGTTTTTACAGCGGCGTCTGATCTTCCTCATCGCTCCCTCCGTGCATTCTGAAGTTGTCGTCTTGCATCCAGCCGGCGCAGCAGCGGGCGCAGGCATACACCCAGTCCGGCGGCAATGCTGAACCGCAGCCAGCGCAGCTGATAGCAGACGTATCGCCAGATTGTGTGGAACGGGACATAGTCGAAGTGCTCGTAATACCAGATGTCTTCTTCGCAGATTTCACAGTTCACCCCGAATCGGTGCTTATCCTCACTGGTCAGCACGGTGCTGCAGCTACAGCAGCGCTTACGCCCAGCATTTGTGCTCATAGGTCGTGTCTCTCCGTGGTTCGCGGTTTCCCTCGGGCAGCAGCGCGCTGATCAACCAGAGGCGTGGGTCGGTGGCGAGTGTCTTTTGGGTCTGGATGTTGCGGGCGGCGTAGCGTGAAAGGAGTTCGTTGGCGGTGTCGGTATCTACCGGATCATGAGTGAACCATGTCTTTTGCATCAGACTCTCCCTTTTTCCTCGGGCCACGATTACCCTGGGCGACCATCAGAACGCCGTTGACGATCGCATGTTTTTTTCCATCAACGTCGCGTGCGTAACACTTCACCGTCTGACGGGCGATGCCTGTCATGCGGCCAACTGCTGCCATGTTCCCTCGCGTCTCAACGAGAAGTTCGGGAATGGTTTGAACAATGGCTTTACCCATTTTGTTTTTCCTTCAGATTCATGTATTCGCTGTCGGCCGGCACCGTCAGTTTGCAGCCAAGGCTCAGCGCCCAGCCTTCCACCTGAGTGAGGTAGAAATGCATGTCGCCGGTATCGAGGTCTGAGGTATGCCGTAGCGAACGGATCACTGTCGTTTCCCCTGTCACCACATCGACCATCTCGCGCTCTACGTAGCCGAGATAGGTGTGCTTCATCGCGTCTTTCACCCACTCAGGAGAGGCAAAGTCTTTGCCGCGCCGGATGAGCCAGTCGCTGATTTCGCTGTACCACATGTGGGATAAGGCGTTCTGGTTGAGGCTGCGCTTCTCGCGCCACTGCTTGATGATCAGCCGGTAGGTTTCGCCAGAGTCGAGCATGGGGAGGATTTGCTGCCCGATGGCGTTGAAGTTCGATCTATGAAGCCGTATGCCGTCCTTCGGTATCTCCATCAACAACCTCCTTCAGTTGCTGAATAATTACGTGAAACGCATCTTCTAGGCGCCCTACGGCTGCATCTGAAAACGGATTGTCACCTCGATGAACCATGAGGAGCTGCTGCTGGGCGTTAACGGCGTTGATGTAGGCGTTGCAGATCTGCCGGTAATCGCGCTTTGAGATGGTGACTTGTCTGCTGCTCCTGGCTGGTGCCGTATCAACAGGAGGCTGACAGCCCATCAGGTCGATAGCTTCTGATGCCAGCGTGCGGATATGCGTCAGCGTTTCGTGTGATGCCGGTTGCTTCCGGGCGACGTCAATGATCGCCAGCACCAGATTGCGCGTCTGGTCCTGCGAAGGTCGGATAATCAGCTGCGTTACCTGTGTCATGCTTTCGCTCCTTCCCGTCCGGCCAGCCAGAAGAAAAGAGCGCGGTCGACAGTCTCATCCTGATAGCCGAGGTGCGATCGGGTCATGCTGTGCTTATCGCCGTGAACGCTGTGGTAAAAGCGTTCGAAGCTGCTTCTGATGCTTTTACTCATGATTATCTCCCTTTCCTGACAAGTGCTTTCAGCCGGGCTACGTTGTCCAGAGCCTTTTCACTGGCTGTTGGCATGTAGAGCTTTTCCAGCTGCGCACGCGGTGGCGGAATGTCTTCGCCCGACTCAATACGCGACGCCATTTTGCGAAGCTCGGCGCGGCATTTTGCGCGCAGCTCAGACTCGGAGAGGTTGTTGGCGCGCATGGTGCTGTACAGGCCGGTGACCATCCAGTATGCGGCATTGCTTTCCCACGGATACGCCTCGGGGCTGTCGATCAGACCGCGGCGGGCGGAGTACTTCATCACCATGTCATACAGGCCGTCTTCGTCCGGCAGACCAGCGGATCGGAGTTCGCCCTGCTTGCACCACTCGATAAATTGTCCAGGCGACGGCCAGAACGGCGAGGCACTGGCGCGGGCGTGCTTCATGCCGGCCGACAGCTGCTGCTTCGTGCTGATGTCGTTTTCGGCGAAGGCGGCTATCCACTGACGCTTGGCTGAGGCTTCGTCGCGCGGGTCTTTCAGCGCAGTGCTGACCGATGCGGGAAAAACCTGCTTCAGGCTCATGAACAGCATGTCGACCAGACGCTCAACGGTTTCGTTGACGCCACGATCTACCGGCTGCGGGCCGTCACCAGCCATGCGGGCCAGCGCGCTGCTGTCGCGGTTGTTTATTGCGGCTACGAGATTTCTCATATGAAATTTTCCTCCCACTCTCTGCGGTCGTTCCAGTGTGGAATCTGCTGCTGTGAACTGGATTGCGCGTTGCGAGCCGGCTGGCTCATCTGCGCTTTAAGGGTCGCCCACTGCTTTCGCAGCTTCGACGGGCTGAGGATATTGGTTTGCCAGAACTGATTGCCGTTCGCCCAGGTGAAGACTTCGCAGATTTCCCGGTGGCTGACCTTCAGGGAGTCGCGCATCAGGCGAATGTCGTTTGCCCAGGCTGGCCAGTTGGGTTGCTGTGCTGTCGGGGTGATCACCTGAACCCGGCTGAATATCCACTGAGCGGCCAGAAGGTCGTCAGAGGTTCCCCACTTATCACCCTTCGGTGAATGAACCGCTGCATCAGGCCGAACAACAGGAAGACTTTTCAGACGCTCGTCAGAGGATTCGCCAGAATTCTCGGACGTTTGTTTAATGTCTTTTTTGTCTTTTGTAATATTGTCTTTTGTGGTTACCCGATTCGGGTAAGACCCGTTACCTGATTCGGGTAAACATTTCTTACCTGATTCGGGTAAGTTTACCTTTTTCGGGTAAGGCTCATTTTTCCACTCATTCAACTCCTTGTTTATGCCCGTCAGCCGCCCTTCCTGAGTGAGGATATTTCGCTTCACCAGCGCGCTTTTTGCGGCTGAGCATTTGTGCGGCAACATACCTGTAAGCTGGGAAAGTTGTTCGTTACTCACCCAGTCAACTTTCTTGTTGAAGCCGTATGTTTTGCGCATAACGGCCATGAAAACCAGAAGCTGATGCTGTGTCATTCCAGCCAGCATGACAGCCTCAAGCAGTTCATTGGCGATGCGCGTGTATCCGTCCTCCAGATCTGCCACACGACGCTCCACGGCCCGGAGTTCGGGCCTGATTGGTGTTACATTTGCGAGAGCGAGGCTCATGTTGCCTCCTCCGTCTCTGTTGCATCACCTAACACCCAACGGAGCGCTGCGGCGTAATCGCCGGTTGCCTCTGTTAGTGCCTGGGTAATTTCTTTGCGGGATCTCATGCGGGGTTTGCTTGCGCCCATCACGGCGCGCTGACGGCGGGCGCGTTCGTGGCCTTTTGTCTCTTGGCCAACCTGCGCCAGCTCTTTAACTTTGGCGCGCTGCTCTTCAGGCGGCATTGTTGACAGCTGGCGAGCATGAGTGACGGTAACCTGTCCGCCCTCCACTGCGTCCTGTACTGCCTGCGTGCAGTCCAGCAGCGCCACGGTAGCTTTTACGGTCTGAAGGCTGCAGCCGAAAAGCAGCCCTAAATCCTGCTCATCGTGTCCGCGTTCAAGCATTGCTGCCATCTTCTTCGCCCGCCCCAGCGGCGTATCGGCGCGCCGGATTTCGTTCGCGCTGACCATATACTGGGACATGCGCACTGCCGATCCCCGCTTGGCGATTGCTGGCACCAGTACCGGTTCTTTACCTTCTGCCGCCAGGCGAATATTTGCCTCCAGGCTATGCCGGACCCGCTGACGACCGTCGACAACACAGACCTTACCGGATTCGGGATCCTTCCAGCACAGAACAGGCTCCAGAACGCCCTGATCCATGATGTTCAGCACCATCGCTTCGTCGATAGGCAGATGAATACGCTCGTCATAAAGCGGGTGCGCCGGGTCGGTCACCAGATACAGGGCGCCCGGCTCGAAAAACAGCACGTTGCTTTTGCCACTGGCGCCGTAAGCGTCAATTGAGTTCTTAGCCATTGGCGCCTCCAAGATTGAAAACTTCAGCTACTTGTTTCATAATTACTCCTGTGAATTGATCCAGTCTTTTCGCATCAGGCCTCGAAGCTGTTCGCGCAGCTCGGGGCTTTTTCTTTGCCCAGAATCAGGGCCACTTCCTTCGCCACCGCTTTAGCCAGCTGCGCAGCATCGTCATCAACAATTCCGTATTCGAGGATGTCGATAGCCATGCTCATCTGGCGGAAGAAATTCTTCTTCATGCGGCTGACCTGGTACTCAGCGATCCCCAGCTTTTCTGCGAATGTTTTCTGGCTGATAGACGCCAGCTTGTTCAGCAACACCGATTCAATGCGGCGCGCGTTCTTGCTTTGAGTTGCATGTTCCATAACGGATAATTTCCTTGTGATGTAAGAAATTGCGTGACAGTGCGTAATGCAGTCACGTAGTGAATCGTTGTTTTGATTACTGCCCTTTTTCAGGGCGGGGATGTTTAAGAGCGGGATACTGCTTAGGCTGCTTTTGGTGGGAATAAGTCGTCAATCGTGATTTCGACACCGTGCTTCTTAAAAGCAAGTATGAATTTTCGGCAAAGCTCGATATCCATACCACGGCGACCTGTTTCATAGTGGCAAATGGCTCCTCTTGTACAGCCAACAACCTTTGCCAAGTCCAATTGCGTCAACCCAACCTGCTCACGAAAATTTCGTATGTTGTTCATAGGGGTCCTCCTACGAGCAAGTATACATATCGTATTATAACAAGCAAGCTCAATATACGTTTTGTGACTCGTTAGCTGCGATACAAAACGTATAATTCAGGTATGAAAATGAACTGGTATGACATCGCTAAGCAAAGGATTGATGCGCTTGGTTTGAACCAAGAAAAATTGGCTGAGCACATTGGGGTAACCAAGGGTGCTGTTAGTCATTGGCTAAACGGAAGGCGAAATCCTTCGCTACAAGAAATTGGTTTAATATTCCAATACTTAGGAGTCAAAAACGCATCATTTAATGCTGACGGTACATTTTCAATAGGAGAGGTTTCTGAGCAGCCTTTTGTTGCGCCTCAATACGAATACCCATTGTTCGCCTACGTCCAGGCAGGCCCATTTTCTGAAGTGGGTAGCTATACCGCGAGCGATGCAAAGGCATGGGTGGCAACAACCAAGAAAGCCAGCGAGAACGCTTTCTGGCTTGAGGTGAAAGGTCACTCAATGACAGCGCCACAAGGTGTGCGCCCAAGCTTCCCGGAAGGCATGCTGATTCTGGTTGATCCTGCGGAGCCAGTTGAGACGGGTGACTTCTGTGTGGCGTCAGCGAACGGCGATTCAGAGGCAACCTTCAAAAAGTACGAGCTGGACGGTGGCGTCAGTTACCTGGTGCCGCTGAACCCTGCATACAGGATTCTGGACTGTGACCACAGCATCCGCATCATCGGCAAGGTGGTTAAGGCTCAGTGGCCGGAAGAGACGTTTGGTTAGGAGGATAAATGAGCTTTTTCACTGTACTAGCCATCCCTTCTTTTTTCGCAGGGATAACATGTCTTATGCACGCAGCCGGTAGCAAAAAGCAATCATACCTCTATGCCGGATATGGGTTGTCTATGGCTTCGGTGTTTTGCGCGCATGTTGGGATAATGTGAGGCCGGAAGAGACGGTTGGGTAAATAAAGAGGCAAGGATGGAAAACACTAGTATTCGGGATGTTAACTTTTCGCTTAGATACGACGGCTTAGATGCTGAAAAGCATGAGATTGAACTCAACTGCCTTGGTGAGTCTTTAAAGGGTTTCTCAAAAATTCTCGCAACTGCTGGCACCTTCGCGATTACCCAAAGATATACGAAGAACTCGGCAGGTCATGAAGTTAAGGTATATGCGAAAGAAGCAAAAGCGAACTGCTTCACCCTTGATACTGTTATGAATTTCATCACTCAATCTCAATTGTTCTCGGGATCTGCCGGGGCTATACTTGGTGCATTGATACCCTATATTTTTGCTAAAAACGCTCAAAAGAAAGAGGAAATGAAATACCTTAAGGATGCGCTCGAGAAAGCCATTGAGGCTCTCGGAAACAAAGACAGAGGAACCATCGATGGTCTCATCTCCGTGATAGACAAGATGGCTACTGAGTTGCGTCCGTCCGTCAGGCAAGCAGTTTCACCGATTGGCAATACCTGCAACAAAATCAGCGTCAGTTCAGGTGGTGGATTTAAACCGGCAGTGATAAACGAAGAAGATAAAGCCATTATCGATCAGTTAGATGATGATGAAGTTATCGGCCTGCGTGAGTACCGAATCTACCTCACCGAGTTCGATGCCCACAAAATGACAGCTAAGGTCATTTTGCAAGGTGATGATATGGACAGGCGCATCCCAGCCCTAATCAGCGATCCATCCGCATCTGCTTCTGACAACCCCTACCTTGCTTCGCTGGCAAAATTTCTCAATCA